AGAACACAGTGAACATCCATACCGCTTTTACGGTTGGCAAAGAGCCGCTGTTGAAAACGGACACGGAGGATGCAAAGGAGCTTGACTTGTTAAAGGTGATGAAGAAAGTAGGCAGCGACAATAAGCTGCGCTTTCAGAACAAGCGTGAAGTCCGTTCGTGGCTTTCTGAGCAGGAGGTGTGCGAGTATTGGTATCGACACGAGGATAGTGGATTTTGGCGCAAGGTGTGGTCAAAGGTTGCTTCTTTGGTTGGCATTAAGGTGCAGCCGAAATACAGACTCCGTTGTCAGATATGGTCTCCTTTCAAGGGCGACCACCTTTACCCCATCTTTGCGGACAATGGGCAGGATTACTTGGGCATAGGCAGGGAGTATCAATACAAGCTTGCCGATAACTCTTACGTATATTGTTTCATGCTTGTTACCAATGACATGGTATATCAAGTTCAGAGAGGGCTTAATACTGCATGGGCTGACTCTGACGGCTATCCATTCAAGCATGGATTCTCAAAGAACCCGACTATATACGCATGGAGAGACCAGGCACTCTTTACCCCTGTCGTCGGCATCCGTGAGAGCCTCGAAACACTAACCTCCGATTTCTCGGACGCTATCCGCATGAACTTCTTCCCGAAGCTCATATTGGAGGGAGACTTGGCAAATGGTGGTGCAGAGAACATAGGAAAGTCTCACCTGTTGAAAATCAATGGCGGCGGCAAGGCATATTATCTTGATTGGCATCAGACTTCTGACATGGTGAAGACTCAGATGGATAACCTGCTGTCCCGGTATTACTCTTTGACCAACACTCCGCTAATATCGTTCGACCAGCTGCAAGGTTCGGGTACATTCCCAAGCGGAACGTCATTCGATTACATGTTCATGGCTACTCTGTTTGCCGTTGACAACCACTGGGAGGTGATGGGCGAGTTCTTCCAAAGACGCTGCAATTTCTTGCAAGCTGCAATAGGCGACTTGGTGCCCGATTTGAAAGAAGCCTCCCAAACGTTGGATGTCGATGTCGTCCAGCGTCCTTATAGGATTGAAGACCTCTCCAAGCGTATCAATGATGCTGTAAACATGGTCGATGGCCATGTTGGTTCACGCAAGCAGGCTGTCATGCTCGTTGGCATTGCGGACGACTTCAAGACAGAGATGGAGGAAATAGAGGAGGATATGAAGAAAGAGCAGCAGGCACAAGATGTATTTGCATCAGCTGAATAGTCATGTTTGAGAAATACGACCGACAACATAGGGGAAACCTCAATAGAAGCAACCAGCGTATTAAGTCCATCATCAATGAGGCTCGGAAAAAGGCTGTTGTCATCGCTCTCGCCACCAGGTACAATGGGGAGGGCGAGTTTCACTATGGCAATAAGCTTGACGACCTGCTGAAAGAGACCTCCGATGAAGTTATACGGACTATCCGGGCAGGAATTGAAGAAGAGTGGCAGCTGTCCGAATCCAAAGCGTCCGTATTCGTCTCCTATGTTGGCGAACATACAAAGCTGACGGATGCAAACATCAAAAAATGGACAGACCCGATGCAGGATGCCCTCCGTGATTTTGAGAACAGAAAAGTTGCGACAATGAGCCTGTCAGAACGCAAGGTAAGGCAGATGAATCTATCATCCCGTGTGTGGAATCTGTCGGGCCAGTTCAAGGAAGAGCTGGAACTTGCGGTGGAGGCGGCTATGGCAGAAGGCATGGGTGCCGATGAACTATCCCGTAAGGTTAGGAGATACCTCAACGAGCCTAACAGACTCTTTCGGAGAGTTAGAGACAAGTCGGGAGCGTTGCGCCTTTCGAGAGCTGCGCAAGCCTATCACCCAGGAACGGGAGTTTACCGCTCTTCGTACATGAATGTCACAAGAATGGCAGCTACGGAGATTAACACAGCGTACAGAACAGCCGATTACATGCGCTGGAAGACCATGCCGTTTGTCCTTGGCATTGAAATCCGCATCACAGACACCCACCGACATGTGCCCGACATGTGTGATGAGCTAAAAGGGAAGTACCCCAAAGACTTCAAGTTTGTTGGGTGGCATCCTTGGTGCCGATGTTACGCCGTCCCAATCCTGCCATCAATTGAGGAGTTTGCTACATTCGATGATGAGCACCCGAAAGGGGAGATTACAGACGTGCCGGGCAACTTCAAAAGCTGGGTGGCAAGAAACTTTGGCCGGATTAGGGACACGAAGTCTTTGCCATTTTTCTTGCAGGACAATAAGAAGTATATATAGTTCTCTTTTCATATTCATTTGTTTTTAGTTAATGTAGCGGTTCATGTAGTGATACATGAGCCGCTATTTTCGTTCATACGTGTACTTATATATAAAAATGCTTTTCGTGCGCTGAAATGCAATAAAAACGGCATTATCTTTTATGCTTCTAATTACATCAAAGTTATTGCTTAATGCAAACAAAACTTAATGAAATAGACTCAAAGCAATTAGTTTGATTAATAAATCTAAAAATCAAAGCAAATAATTCGCTTTTATCTTGCATAATCAAATTAAATGCTTTAACTTTGCAGTACAAAATTAAAACATTAAGTCGAACAATTTAAAATTTAGAGTTATGAGTACAAAGAGTTTGAACGAGCAGGTGAGTGACGTGATGAATGAGCGCAGCACAAAGAATGCTAAGCGCACGAAGTTAGTCAAGCTGGGCTTGATGCCGCATGAAGTAGAGCTGCTTCTTTCGATGCAGCGCACTGCAAAGCACAGTGGCACGGATTTCGATTTCTCAAAGCTGACATTCGGCGTTGAGATTGAAAGCTACCATTACACACGTGAGAGCTTGATTTCGGCAGGTACGGCAAACGGCTTGCAGGTACGTTCAGAGGGCTACAACCACCACGACAACAAGAGCTACTTCAAAATCGTTTCTGATTCGTCTTTGCAGGGCGATAACACCAACGAAGTAGTAAGCCCTATCTTGAAAGGCAATAAGGGCTTGAACTCGCTGAAAGCTATGTGCGATACGTTGGCAGCGGTTGACGCACGTATAAATCGTTCTTGCGGATTGCATGTTCATATTGGCGCAGAGAATTTGAGCGATGAACATTATGTCCGTATCGTTCGTAACTATCAAAAATTAGAGAGCGTGATTGATTCGTTCATGCCCAACAGCCGCAGAGGTAACAACAGCCGTTGGTGCCACTCGTTGCAGGGCGTTGATTTCAGCCATTGCACCACCAAGACAGACGTTTATAATGCCATGTATGGCGACCGCTATTACAAGGTGAATGCAGTCGCTTACTTACGGCACAAGACTATTGAGTTCAGACAGCACAGCGGTACTGTTGAGTATGAGAAAATTTCTAATTGGGTGAAGTTTCTCGCTAAGCTGGTTGAGTACTCTTACAAGCATGAGATTGACAGCTGCAACTCAATAGAAGAGATACCATTCTTGAAAGAGAGCGAGAAAACCTACTTCATCAACCGCAGAGAGGCTTTGCGATAGATATTCAAGCCGTAACGCACAGAAAGCGTTACGGCTCTAAAATAACGATTAAAGAATAAATATCATGTGTGTTATTTGCTACATACCAAAGGGCGTGAAAACGCCATCTAAGCAGGTTCTAAAGGCTATGCACGATACCAACCCACACGGCATGGGATTTTGCACGCCTACGATGTTTCATAAGGGCTTGAATTTCGATTACTTCTTGCAGCAACTAAGCAAGAGAGATATTAGCGAGCCATGTATCTTGCATTTTCGGCTTGCTACCAACGGCAGCATCAAGCGAGCCAATTGCCACCCTTTCATGCAGGGCGATGTCTGTTTTGCGCACAATGGCATTTTGAGAGTGAGAGCAAAGAACGATATGACGGACAGCGAAACGGCTTTTGTCAAGTATCTATATCCTTGCATACAGAAATACGGATTGCATTCACGGCAGCTGGGCGATGTTGTTATGAACTTGATAGGCGGCTC